GATATAACCTATTATCAGAAAAGACAGCTTCCCAAACTTCTCGTTTAAATTTTTCATCTAAATCTTTCTCCAAGTGTAACATTTTGTTAGCATAGATACTCATAAAATCTATAGCAGCTGACCTAACGCTCTCCTCAAGAGCGATGTAACCAATAGTTTCGCCCTTGCTGAGGAAATAGGACGCAATCTCTTTGACTGCCGTACTTTTTCCTGCACCAGTTCCAGCGCAAAACGTAACAATCTCACCCCGTCTGGCCCCAAGTGTTTTTTCATTTAGCTGACTCCACGGATAAAGGTGGTCACTCTCGTTCATATCACAGTTAACTAAATCCCACGTATCTTCCCCTGCTATGATACCGTCTGGTCTAAATACTCTAGCTCTCCAGATAGCATCTACTATAGCTGACTTCCCTTCCTCCATAAGTACTAAATTAGCATCCTTTTTAGCTAGTTTAGCAATCTTACATTTACCTACAGGAAAAAACTCAGCAACCTCAGTAGCTGCTTTCTGACCTTGAGGGTCCATGTCAAACATAAGGATAATCTCCTCAAATCCTAGAAGCCACTCAAGGTCTTTAGCAATAGCTTTCTTAGCACTACTTACACCGTTAGGTATTGATACAACAGGATATTTACAATTCTGAGACTCTGCAACGCTGAGAGCGTCTATCTCTCCTTCTGTTATTACTATCTTCTTACCAGTGGACCATAGGTGTTTACCCCATAGTCCACTACAGTCTCCTAATGTTCTAAAATCTTTACCTTTTAAACGTATCTTCTGACCTACTATTACTCCTCCTTGATAGAAGGAAGCAATTTGACACTTTGCTCCTTGGTATTCACCTTTGCTATAGGAGTATTTTTTACAGGTTTCTTCACTAATGTTTCTAGCTGGTAATGACTCAAAAGCTCCCATAATGCTGGAGTACACATTAGAATTATTACTAACCACGCTAATATTATTAGTACCTGTAGTCCCATGTTCATAATGGGTGCAATCAAAACTAAAACAGAATGCATGTCCATCATCATATCTTGCTAGGTTATCAGTAGATCCACAAGAAGGACAAGGCTCATGCCCTATGCATATTGATGAGCCATTCATCTGGGATTCGTTTTGTTGCGTATTTAAAGCCATGTTTGTCACACCATTCTCCATATGTTGTCTTACTCCCTTTATTTAGTTTTTGCTTAGGGTTACTAAAGACAAACCGAATATCTAAATCGGGATGTTGTGATTTGATTAACAAATGCTTTGATCTATCTGCCCCTACGAACCTTCCCTTAGTCTCTATATAGAGTTTACCATTTTTACCTTCTAGTACAAAGTCTGGGGTGTAGGTTCTATTTTTAGGGATAAAGGGTATTCGCTCAGGTTCAAACTCCCATTTTACTTTGGCAGTATTGAGTTGACATCCAATGTCACTTTCTAATCCTGAACGATACCCCTCAGATATCCCTCTACGATAAGAAGATTTAAAACTCTTCGTCATCTAAATCTCCCTCTACTGCTACAGCTACTTCTTCTACAGCTTCTACTACTTCTTCTTTAGGCTTATCAACACAGTCATCGCCCCAATCAAGCTTACTATCTGCAGCTATATATTCAATAAGACCATCCTTTGCCAAGCGTACCTTCTTAACCCTCAGAGATACACCACCACCTAGAGCACTATATGCAAAAGGCTCATAAGCTACCTTCATCTTACTACCACCAGCAATCAGAGCAGTCAAGCGGTTTCCATCTTCATCCAAGAGTACAGGAGATTGAGAAAAAGGCTCACTTTTCTTAGGTTTAACTAAAGCTTTCAACTTAAACTTAACCAAGTAATTACCTGTCTTTTCGCCCTGATCATCTAGCTCTGCCTTGATAGGGTTATTCTTACCACCGTTCATCAATGGTTTTACTACTGCATTAATAGGTGCAGTATTTTCCTTACTAAGCTGTAAGGTTACTGAGTATACACCATCAGCATCAAACCTAGTGTCAGGCTTATTCAACCAAGGGTATACAGCTGTTCCTGTAGGTGTAATATACATTTTGTTAGCCATCTTATAGTTCTCCTTTAATGAATTGTTCTGCCCCACCAAACTCAGGGATTTTTAATCTCTTACATTCACTACGCATGTTATCTGCTGACTCCATTAAATCTGTTACTGTCCTTCTACCATGAAACTTATTATTGTACATACAATTAAACACAGCTGATACTATAGCATACTTTTCAGCTTTACTAAAACTTTCTAACACTTCTACCATTTTAATCATACCTTGTGCTACTTTAGTTACATCTGCATTTGTTGAAAAACTTGCCACTCTTAATACCTCCTATTAACTAAAGAAAAACTCACTATCTAATACTTCAGTAATATCTAAAGTCCCAAATTTAGGTAAATCTGGTAACTCTAACTTCTGTTCTTTTTTAAAAGTTTCTAAAACATTAGTCCCTCCATAAAGATCTACAAAAGTTTCTCTTAAAATTATTCCTAACTGCTCTATATCACAAGCATGAGTACCAAAGCTATCATGTACTACTGAGAAATCTTCTATACCATACTTATCCTTAGCTTTTATAATGGTCATCATTAAATGACAGGCATCTAAACTATGGACAAAATTAGGAGCTATGCCATTAGCCTGTCTAGACTTGTTCATACGCTGGTCTGCATGTAGGACTCCAGCATATAGAGAAGCCATTCTTCCATTTATAACTGTCTTAATTTGTTTTACTACTGACTTAATATATTTCTGTTTAACTACAAAGCCTGTAGGTAGAGTCCAGTATATAGGACGGTCCTCTTTACTCATCACTCTAGAAACATCCTGAAGCCACTTCATACCTAAACGAGAAGATATAACAACATCACCAATAGCTCCATAAATATGTATAGCAAGGTACTTACAATGAGGCCATAACTCAGCAGTAGTATCAAGGCCATCAAATTGTATTCCTTTATCCAGCTGTTTTTTAAGTTCTTGATGTATCTGCTCACGCATTCCATATAGAGTAGCTCCGTAAGGTGTGGTCATTACTGGACGTTTGACTAGTGCTCTGTTAAGGCACTTACTCCAAAATAAAAACTCAGGATTGTTATCAGTATTAATACGAGAAATAACGTGCTTTCTAACGATTTCATAAATATCCTGTGGTTGGTCATACGGTACTAAGTTAGTTGCTCTTCCTCCTACTTCATCTTTAAGCATAGCTGAGAAATGTTGTAGTCCGTTACAAGAACCGTCTACAGTAATAGGAAGATGGGATTTATAACGGATGTTTCCATTACAGCATGTGTACTCAATGCAGGACCGTAGAAACTGCCAAGGTTTATCAGCTTCCATCCACATGCGTGAACCTAATGGATCAATACCACATGACATAATTTCATCCTCATGGTTATCAGTCCACTCTACACGCTCTTCTAAAGATACCTTATCTTCTCCCCAACAATTAGCTATGTGTACTTTAAGCCATGCTATACCTGAGCTTCCAAGTGGTTTAGCTTTACTAAACTCTAGTAAGCCTCTTGCAGAGTCCTCTCCTTGTGGGTTAAGGAATGCAGTATTAGCATATAGTCTACCTCTGAAGTCCAGAGTATGAGGAAAATAAAAAACTTTCTCATCTTTAAATTTTTTAGCCATCCACATAAGCTGACTAAATTGGATACGCTTAGTCTTCATCCTCTGGTTATCAGAGTACATCAAGGTAGCTTCACGTTTCCAAGCTATGATCTCTTCCTTAGTGCCTTCCTTGGGATATGGTCTAGGCATTGTGCGTTCCCCGAACTCAGGAATAATGCTACAGCTTGCCTCTGAGTTAAAGAGGGACTGCATAACCTCAAATATCTTACCATTGACTCTCCAACCAGTTTCTTGAACAGTGTTGACGGCATGATACACCTCCTTTAAGTTAGAGTTTTCTAACTGCTGCATGTAAGCATCATCATTAGACTTCACTAAATTCATGTTGGTGTACTGATAGTACCCTCCAGTGTAAACTGAAGTCCACTTTCTAGGACTGATAACGCAAGGGAGTTTAACAGGACTAAGTAATTCACAAACAGAATTTTTACCCTCAATCCATTTAAGAGAAGCCTCTGTAGCCTCTAACCAATAGACTTGTTTATACTTTCCTTGTGAGTCCTTAGTCTGCTTACGTATCTCAAATATACCTGTAGCATTACAAATTAATTCAACTAGTAATTCACCTAACCTAACCTTATTTCCTGCCAACCAATTTTCCCACGGGACCTCAGCTTTAATACTTGAATGAGCTAGTACCCTTTTCTGTTTCCTATAGTTGGTAGTTCTCTTAGCTAAGTCCCTAGAGACAACACCAAAAAGAGCAGGGTTAGTATTCTTAAAATTTCTAAACCTTGCTTCATCTTCAATGAATCCACCAACCTCCATAGATACCTTAACTAGTTTAACAGGAGTGCTCAAATGATTGATACATCCCTTAAGAGCTAAGAAGGATATAACATCAGAAGGTAACTCAGCTAGTCTTTTAACAGCTTCTATATTGTACTTAATTGGTTTACCGCTAATCATGTCCTTGTGTAAATCATCAATAGCAATAGACACTTTAGAGCATGACTTCCTAATAAACTGTATTCCTGCTGGAGTAGTAGCTTCATGTTTGCCTTTCTTAGCCTCAGCATTCTCCTTCCTGTATCTCTTAACACCTAAAGATACCATCTCTTGCTCTAGTTCTTTTTGCCTTTGTAACATTTTATGTAGTCCCAGTAAATGAAGATTAAGCCAACGTCAATAACTAAAAAACCAAACTGACTACTAAAAAGCCAATAACTCACCCAACAAATTTGGCAGGAGACTCCAACATAACCACCGTACTCATGGTTTATGGCTATCATCCTGACCGACAGTAGGGCTAGTAAAGATAGTAAAATTTCAAGAATATGAATCAAGAATCTGACCTCACATTATCATCCTCTATGATGTACCCTGCTTTCCCCTGTGATTCACTAACATAGGTATCTTGACGTATTTTATTTACAGCAACTTTTTTCTTTTTACTTACACTAGGTTTTTTCTCTCCACAAAACTCAGGTTTACGAGTAGCAGTTCTTTTTATATCCATCATGATCTTGGCTCCCCTGTGAATTTCTCTATTAGATCTAGAGTATCCCTGAGTCTACTACCTAGTACCTTTAAGATAGGCATCATGGCTTTAGGGTTATCCCTAGTTATATTAACAGCATCCTGTTCTGTGAGCACCTTAACAGAAACCCTATTTTTAGCTTTGATAGTAGCGGTCCTAGGTTTACGATCTAACCAACCTATTTCACCAAATATCTCACCTT